TCAAGATATTAGTATTAATGATGCAGGTGCAGACTTTAACATAGCAACTGATGCGAAGGTTATGACCCTTCCTGCAATTACAGCAGAAAACATTGGTGCTGAATTTACATTTAGAAACACAGGTGCAGACGGTAATAACATTATTACTATTAGTCCTGCCGCTACAGATGCTATACACGGAACAATAGCAGCAGTATCTTCAGGTGGTGTAGATAACAAAGACTGGATTAACACAAAAGCATCTGCAAACAAAGGTGACTGGTGTACACTTAAATCTGTAGCACTTACTGACTGGTATATTACTGGCGGTGATGGTGTATGGGCAAGTGAAGCATAATAATTAAATAAATTAAAAAATATAAAATGGCAACAACAACATCAATAACGACTACTTATGCAGGTGAATTTGCAGGGCAATACATTTCTGCTGCACTTTTGAGTGGTTCAACATTAGACAACGGATTAATTACCGTTAAACCAAACATTAAATTTCGTGAAGTAATTAAAAAAGTATCTTCTGATGATATCGTAAAAGATGCATCTTGTGATTTTGATTCGACTTCAACTCTAACTTTAACGGAAAGAACAATTGAACCAACCTATCAGTCCGTAAATTTACAATTGTGTAAAAAGGATTTCCAAAATGACTGGGATGCAATTTCTATGGGTTATTCAGCACACCAAAGTTTACCAACTTCTTTTAGTGACTTTTTAATTGCTCACGTAGCATCTAAAGTAGCACAACGTACTGAACAATCTATATGGAGTGGAGCAGCAGCAACAAACGGACAGTTTGGTGGATTTACTGAACTTATGACTGCTGATGCAGATATAGTAGATGTAGCAGCCGTAGGTGGTGGTGTAAATTCAGGTAATGTAATTGCACAATTAGGTGCAGTTGTAGATGCAATTGGTTCTACACTATACACTTCAGAAGATATGTTTATCTATGTTTCTCAAAACGTAGCAAGAGCATACGTAAGAGCATTAGGAGGCTTCGCAACAAACGTAGGAGCAGCAGGTATAAATGCCGATGGTACACAATGGTACACAGGTGGAAAGCTTTCTTTTGATGGTGTAAAACTTGCAGTAGCAAACGGATTAGCTGACAACACAATGGTAGCAGCAGAAAAATCTAACTTATACTTTGGAACTGGTCTTTTATCTGACCAAAACGAAGTTAAGGTAATTGATATGGCTGACATTGATGGCTCACAGAATGTACGTGTAGTAATGAGATTTACAGCAGGGGTACAATATGGAATCGGTTCTGACATAGTGCTTTATAGCTAATATGTTGATAATCAAATAGTTAAAGGTGGGTAAGCCAATAAGTGCCTATCCACCTTTTTTTATTTAAAATAACAATAACTTATTGATTTTCAGTAAGTTTAAAAAAAAATTTTTAGGAAATATGGCTTGTGATTTAACACTTGGTAGAAAAGAACCTTGCAAAGATGTTGTAGGGGGTTTAAAAAATGTATATTTTGTTGATTTTGGAGATTTAGGAACTGTAACTTTGACTGATGACGAAATAACAAATATGACTGGAACCACAGGAAATTTAACAGCATTCAAATACGAATTGAAAGGTAATAGTAGTTTTGAACAAGCTATTACTTCTTCACGTGAAAACGGAACGACTTTTGTGGAACAAACTTTAACGCTAACTTTGAAAAAATTAACAAAGGAAGATAACAAAGAATTGAAACTATTAGCTTACGGTAGACCGCACGTAGCTGTAGAAGATTATAACGGTAATGTCTTTATGATGGGTCTTGAACACGGAGCAGAAGTAACTGGTGGAACTATTTCTACAGGTGCAGCAATGGGTGATTTAAGCGGATATACTTTAACAATGGCTGCAAGTGAAATTTCACCTGCTAACTTTATGGATTCAGACACAAAAGATGTTGACTTCCCATTTAGTGTAGTAGATTATGCAGGATTAGATGGTACAGTAACAATTACTTTAGGTACAAATTCTTAATAGGGTTTTTATTTAGTGAATTAGGGTGGCTATATGCTGCCCTTTTTTTATGCTTAATAATAACAAAAAACAAATAATATTATTGTTATATATATGATAGTATTACAAGAAAGCGGTTCAGCACAAAACATTGATTTTATACCAAGAGAATTTACATTAGGTGCATCTTATACGGTCAAGATAAAAGATGAAACTAAAAATAAAGAAGTGTATAGTCAAGCAACAACAAGCATATCACAAAATTTATATTTTAATAGATATAACGCTGTATTTCCAGTAAAACAAGATGTTTATTATATGCTTACAATACTATCAGGTACAAATGAAATTTTTAAAGATAAAATATTTTGTACTAACCAAACAGACTTACCACAATATACAGTTAATAGCGGTGAGTATATAACCAATGCTTCAGATAACGAATTTATTACAGTATAATGGATAACTTACACATAGTTAATTTAGCTTCATACAATAGACCACAAATAAGCGAAGATAAGAATCGTGAATGGGTAAACTATGGTGAAGATAACGATTACTACACTTACCTTATAAAACTTTATACCGAATCAACAACTAATAATGCTATTATAAATGGTGTTACTAATATGATTTATGGTAAAGGTTTAGATGCTTTAGATAGTAGTAGAAAAACAAATGAATATGCAGCAATGCGCTCTATATTTTCTGATAAGTGTTTACGCAAAGTAACACTTGATTTAAAACTATTAGGTGAAGGTTCATTCCAAGTACTATACAAAAATGATAGAGTAATTAAATCAGAACACTTTCCACGTCAAACATTACGTGCAGAGCGTTGTAATAAAGATGGTGAAATTGAAGGGTACTATTATTTTCACGATTGGGCAAAACTAAAACGTAGTGATGAACCTAAAAGAATAGCAGCATTTGGATATGGTAACGGTAAAGAACCTGAAATAAAAATAATCAAAAGATACGTTAGTGGATACGATTATTATTGTCCTGTAGATTATCAAGGTGGTTTAGCATATGCTGAACTAGAAAGCGAAGTAGCAGACTACTTAATTAACGATGTTCAAAACGGTTTTAGTGGTACAAAGGTTGTAAACTTTAACAACGGTGTACCTGACCAAGAAAAACAGATACAAGTTAAGAATGATGTAATGCGTAAGCTAACAGGCTCACGTGGGGAAAAGGTAGTAATTGCATTTAACAACAATGCAGAAAGCAAAACAACGGTAGATGACATTCCATTAAACGATGCACCACAACATTATGAGTATCTTTCAAGTGAGTGTAGTAATAAGCTAATTGTAGCGCACAGGGTAACAAGTCCATTACTTTTAGGAATCAGAACAGAAAACAATGGTTTAGGCTCTAATGCAGACGAAATAAAGACCGCTGCTTTACTTTTTGACAATATAACTATAAAACCTTACCAAGACTTAATAACGGAGTGTATAGACGATGTATTAGCGGTTAACGGTATTAGTTTAAAACTTTACTTTAAGACGTTACAGCCTTTAGCATTTATTGATACAGATAACGCAATAACAGATGAATCACGTGAAGAAGAAACTGGTGTAAAAGATGAGTATTCTTTATCAAGTCAAGTAGTAGATAAAGACTTTGCAATTATAGATGATAGATTAGGCTATGCTAAAAAAGAAATGGCAATAGAAGCTGCTAAAAACATAGGGTGCGATGGTTACCACGAACACGAATACGAAGGTAAGATTTGGTTTATGCCTTGTGAGCAGCACAAGCAAAGTAATTTAAGTGCTGAATTTGATGATGAAAAAATGTTTGATTTGCTTGAAGAATATGGTGAAGATGAAGATTTAGAAAATTGGGAATTAGTAGATGAACGTGAAGTAGACTACAAGCAAGAAGAATCATTAGACAAAATGATAGGTTTAGCTTCTACAGGAACTGCAAGACCGAACGCTAAAAGCAAACAAGATGAAGTAACAAATGATTTAACAGCTTTTAAAGTGCGTTATCAATATGCACCATTAACAACACAAGCAAACAGTAGAGACTTTTGTAAGAAAATGGTAAATGCTAAAAAAATATATCGTAAAGAAGATATTACACAAATGAGTACTAAAGCAGTAAATGCAGGATGGGGTTTAAGTGGAGCAGCTACATACGATATATGGTTATATAAAGGTGGTGGTGCTTGTCACCATTTTTGGATGCGTAAGACATATATGGCAAAAGGTGTACAGCCTGATGCAACTAACCCTAAAGCAGAAATAAGCGTGAACAAAGCAAAAAAAGAAGGTTTTAAACCTGAAAAAAACGATTCAAAAGTGGCTAAAAGACCAGTAGATATGCCTAATAAAGGATTTGTAAATAAATAAAAAATGGCAGAAGCATTATTAATAACAAGAAAAGACGTAGTAAAGTTTACTGCAATGAACGGTAATGTAGATACTGATAAATTTATTCAGTATATAAAGATTGCACAAGATATTCACGTACAAAACTATTTAGGAACTGACTTACTACAAGCTATACAAGCTAAAATTATAGCAGGTAACTTAACAGGAGACTATTTAAGCCTTGTTACAGACTACGTAAAGCCTTTACTTTGTCATTGGGCAATGGTAGAGTATTTACCCTTTGCAGCCTATACAATAGCTAATAAGGGCGTTTACAAACATAGTTCAGAAAATGCAGAAAACGTATCAAAAGAAGAAGTAGATTTTTTAGTAGAAAAAGAACGCACAACTGCACAATACTATACTGATAGGTTTATAGATTATATGAGTTTTAACGCAAGTTCAAAGTTTCCTGAATACTACAGTAATAACAATGAAGATATTTTTCCTGATAAAGATGCAAATTTTAGTGGATGGGTTCTTTAAGAAAATACAAACCAAAAGTAGAAAACGTAAATAAGTTAAAACAGTATCTAACTTATATAACAAAAAGTAAAAAAATTAATTGTACTATATATGGCAAATAACATAAATTGGGGTAGTATATATTGTGCAATGATTACTGATAGTGGTTTTGGTTCAGATACTGCATATTCAACTAATTCAATACCTGACATTTCAGCACCTGCTTGTTGGGGAACATTTCCTTTAACAGCAGATTTAACAAATATTTCAGGAACTGCATTTTTAGCAGATACAACAACATACAGGGCAGACCAAACACAATTATAAAACATAAAAAATGGCTAAACAAGTAATAAATATAGGAACAACTGCCAACGATGGTACTGGTGACCCTATAAGAGATGCCTTTGACAAGGTAAACGATAACTTTACAGAACTCTATACAGACGATGCAGGTGATGTAAACTCTATTATAGGCGGAGCTAGTATTTCAGTAAATCAAGCTACAGGAGACGTAACGGTTACAAACGATGCGCCCAACGCAACTCATACAGGAGAAGTAACAGGTTCGGCAGCTTTAACTATTGCAAATGATGCGGTAACCTTTGCAAAATTAGAAAACAGATACACAGCACTTTCTGCTTTAGGTAGTGGAACAGCTTTTGCTTTAAACTTTAGTGCAGCTACAACTTTTACAGCTCAAGCAAGTGGAGCAGCTACATTGACATTTTCAAATGCAGTACAGGGGCAAGTAATTGATTTAATAATTACAGGAAACCACGCTTTAACATTTGCAGAAACAGGTGCTACTTTTAATAAGGTAGGGTCTACTTCTTACGCAGGTGGTTCAACAAACCC